TCCTTGAGTTACAGTAAATGTCGGTGTAGGAGTAGGTGTACCTGATGTGGTTGGTGTAGGAGTCTGACTTAATGTTGGTGTTGGTGTTGGTGTTGGAGTTTGTGTTATTGTTGGTGTTGGTGTTGGAGTTGGTAGAGGTTCGGCATCATCAAAATATACAAATTTAAACTCTACTGTCTGTGCTTGACCTTTTTTATATGGATTTTCATCATTTAACTCGCCGGTAGAAACTCTTAGTATACTTCCTGATAATTCTCCATCATATTTTGCTTCTTCATGAGTGTGGTAATCTACGTTTACCCATCCGGTTTTGCTGTTTCTTGAACTAGAGTAAGCAGTTGTAATCTCGGTATACTTCTTACCATAATCAGTAGGATTTGCTAACTGATTAGGCTGTGTTAAGTCATCTACGGTAGCACCGTAAAAAGTACCTCCATGGCTACCGCTTATATTAGATATGTTCACAGAACCAGAATATTCAAGTCTTTGCCATGATGGCTGTACTTGTTTAATTTTACTTCTGTTAAGTAAGTGAGGTTTAACTATTACTCCAGTACTAATATTAGTTCTTGCAGGTACAAAATCTTTTACTGTTTTAAAGATTACATTATCATAGAACTTTAATATTCTAACAAAATCTTTTAAGTTAAGTAAGTTATGTGATTTATTATTTAAATCGTAAACCTGTTGATTAGAAGCACCTACTAAATGCTGTAAGTAGTTGATAGATGAGCTAATAAATGGTTGGTAGCTACTTGAATATTCATATCCAGGATCTCCTAATATATCATCTATGTTATAGTTATCAGCTGATGCTGAGGTAAATATAATATCATTTATAAAGTCTGTTGGAGAATATCCTACTTCGATAGGATTACTATCTATCGTATATTTTTTATCTCTTTGTTCAATAGATGTATATTGAGATAAGGTAGTTCCTTCAATACTTCCTGTGTTATCAATACGAATTCTATCAAACGAAGAAGTTACGTTTACATCATGTCCTAAATTAAAACTACCAGATTTAGTACCACTCACAGTCTTAATCTTAAGTTTAGAGTGATTACTATCTGTACCTAAAGTAGAATATGAAAATGAAGGTACACCAAAACTTGATAATACTGCTCTTAAACCTCTTTCAGTACCTTTACTCTTTAATATTAAAGGAAGGTTATGGTATAGTTTTTTATAAACTTCTTTTTTATAATCTTCTTCTGATACAGTTAGTACTGACGCTGAAGTAAATGTATTTATAGTATCGCTTCCGGTATTGTAAAGCTGACCAGTAAACATACTAAATAGCTCTTCAGTAGATTTATTACTTGAATAAAGTTTTACACCAAAGTTCTGTAAAGTATCTTCAATTAGGTCTTTTGATATACCAAAGTTTAATCTGTTATCTGCATCATACTTATCAGTAACTGCTTTAGCATACAACCAGATATTATCGAAATGCTGTGCTACTAAATGTATAAATGTATTGTACTTAGAGTTGTTAGGATCTTCTCTTAAGTATTCAGGTACTGTATTAAGTAGCTGATGTGGGTTACTAGCATCAAAGTTAGATGCAGAAGTATATTGAGTATTAAACCAAGAGCCTGTGTGAACACCGGTTAATACTTCATATGGTTTAGCTGACCCAGATTTAGGCCAAGAATAAGAGCTAGACTCATAATAAAGGAACCTATCATAATGGTCGAAGTTTCCTACTATATTATTTATAAGACCTTGATAATAATCTCTACTGCCGGTTATTCCTCCAGATGTATTACTACCGTTCTCTATAGAATCTAAATCAGATTGATATGAAGTAATAAGGTCTAATTTATACTGAAAGTTTAATAGTCTTTCTTTAGCAGATCCAAATAGAATAAAATTATTATAGCTTTCATGATCTATAGCAATCTGTGCTCCTTTTTCTTCAAATATAGATCTTAACTCATAGTATGAACTTGTAACTGGGTAGTTAAATATATCCTGTATGCTTTGTAGAGGAGTAGGTTGAAAGTTCTGTTCTAAACTATCTACATTAAAATTTGGACCTTTAAGATGGGGAATGGTGATTTCATCTTGAATAGGTTCAGACTCTACTCTAACACCGTAACTGTTCGCTACTATTTCGTTTATAAATAATTTTTGCTTTACTGTGATATCCTCAGGTAAAGCTTCATATAAACGAATTACAACTGATTGTGTTTCTTTGTACGGTAAGTGATTAACATTGGTAGCTAATAGTAATCTATTGTTTCTTAAATTTAATCTAAAATTACTACTATCAGCGTCGTCTAATTTTTCTTTTAACGACTGTGTGTACTTTACTACATCTTCATCTGAGAGTTTTAAGGTTAATAGTCTAACTTCTAGTCTATCTTCAGATATTTCTTCAATAAAGAATTCAGTTTTATTTTTACCAGTAGCAAATGGATCGTTTAAGAAGTTATATACTAAGTCTATATCTCCTAACTCATACCCTTTTGTAATTATGTCTGTTTCCGGTAGTAACGTAATAGAGTCTAAGGTTCCACCGTTTGCTGTACCAGCATCTTGAGGAGACTGTATATTTGTGTTGTCGTATATAGAGTCTAATAAAGTACTATCAAAAGAATAAAAATGTGTTTCTATAAAGTTCTCTGCCTGATTAAAACTACTATTGACTTGAAAAGTTTCAAGTAAGTCGCTGTCTTGTACAGAGTATAGGCTACCTTCTTCGAAAGTTGAAGCACTTATTGGATAATATTTGTAATTATACTTTTGCATTAGCGTCTGTTACTTCTTGCTGTAACTCTAATATTTCTTCATTTGCATCTAGTAGCCTTTGTCTAAGGTCTGATATTTCGTCTAATAATGGCTGTATAGAAGGATCTTCGGTAGTAATGTCTACTAATTTTGAACTCTCTTCTATCAGGTATGTATGAGATAAAGGACCTTCTAAAGGTATCTCTAGATATAGTTTATCATATAGTCTAAATAACTCAGACACAGTATCATTATCGACGTTATCTTGTTGTTCTACAAACGTTGTAAACGTCTTAGAAACAACTTTTTCTAACTCTGATTTAGATTCTACTGTTTTCTGTAATCTAATCTTCTCAGCCATTTCTTACTACCTTAAAGGTATTATCTGTATCTAATACCGTTGTTGTTCCGTCTAATTCAGTTTTTATAAGAACTCTATAAAATCTTTCTGGTTGTATTCCGTCCATATGTAAATCAAAGAACGGACCTGTTGAGTCACAGCTTATCTTTGTATAGTTTGTATCAAAATCGATGAGCATCTCTTCTGTATACTCGTCTTTAATACCGTAATATGAACCAGACGGTAAAGCGTAGTTAGTAGTGTATGCTGAGCTTGTAGTAAATGTTCTAGTAGGGTATTTAGGTCTAGCTTGTATTCTAAATCTCTTTTTACCTTCATCCACATACTTGCCTTTGTTATTAGTAATATTAACAAAGCATTCTTCTGTATCTAAAACGCTTAAAGAACCTGTTTCATATGAACTATCATCCCATTTAAACTCTAATGATGGAGGGTAAATAGTATTTGTATCTGCACTATAGTATTTAAGTCTAGTAACTGATTCAGTGTAAAATTCTATATCTCTACTTAATTTAACTATAAAGCCGTTATTGTTGATAGATTCACTATACATCAAACTAACTGCATTCGTAACATCTACATCTATATCTAAATCACTATTAAATTCAAATAGTTGTGTTGATTCTAGATTAACTCCATTAGAACCAGTATACCATGCTCCTCCGCCTCCGGCATAGTTAGTATCGTATGATGCAGTTACTCCTGTTGGCATTGGATCGACCACTGAAGGTACAGTCCATCTAGTTCCGTCTGCTTTTCCTTTTGGGTACAACCAACTTGCTCCAGTTGTGTCTATAGGATTATCACCGTATTTTCCTACTCCATATCTCCATGAATCGTATACTGGGTATGTGTATATAGAGAACGAATGTGGTAGTTCATATCCTGCAGCTAAGTATAACTTAAGAGACGATTCAAACGTATCAGTTGTAACTTTATTATTTAACGTATTTTGTATATCTTCTGTTGAAAACTTCACAACCATACGGGCAGCTTGTCCTATTTCACTAACAGGGTAACCTCCTATTTCTAAGATCTCATCTAATCCAGTATTACCGGTAGCTTCCTCTGTGTAGAGAAAAGTATCAGCTTCAGGAAAAATTTTAAATACTGCCATACTATAATGTTGTTACTCGTCCTTTAATATCAATATCAGGGAACTTTACTTCAAAGATACATGGATCATATGAAGGATAGACTATATCGTTACGCACAGCTCCCTTAACATCGTATGCGTATGGGGAGTAGTTATTACCTGTTTTATTGACTATTTCTATTTTCTGTACTGTCTGTACTCCTTTAACTTTGTCTAATTCTGTTCTTAGATAAGCTAAGTTAATAGGTTGATTAATATTCCACTTTGTAATATCAAACAACTCTTTTAATTTATTATTACATCCTAAGATTACATCTCTTCCAGAATAATTAGGTCTTGTTACAATATCGTAATTAATTCCTATATTTACAACAAATGCATCTTTAATGTTTACTGCATCTGTAAGCATTATATATTCGGATAGATATGTTTTAAGGTTATTTTTTAAGTTTATTGAAGCATCGACTAATTTCTTATTATTATCATATGCTTTCACATAAAGTGAAATAGATAATGGATTACTGTCTAATAAGTTATTAGAACTTAAATTAGTATTAGTTAAGTTATCTTGAGTTACAAATGCTTTTGCTATACTTCCATATTTAGAAGGAAGAGATAAAGCTCTAACTGAATAATCCTGTAATGTAACTGTTCTACTCTGTTCATTAAATGCTCTAAGAGAATTCTGTCTAATTTCTTCTACACTATCTCCATCTCTACCGCCTTCAGCAGGAATAAGGTTATTATAAGAAATATAATCTGAGGTTAATCTTGAACTATCGCTACCTGCAGAAGTAATAGTGTTACCTGAGCCTGCTGTTGTTAGAGTATTAGCAGGGATGTTTGATGATATACCCCCTCCTTTTAAGTAACGAACATATAATGTAGTACCTGATGAAGGTGCAATTCCGTATGATTTACTATAAAGGAAGTTAGAAGGATCATATGCATAATCGATTCTAGATAAACCTTGATTAGTACTTAATCCTACATTCGAAGGATCAGGGATAATTTGGGAGTCGTCTTGGCTATTTGTGCCTGCACCGAACTGTAGTTGTAGGTATCCGGTAGATAAGAATCTACTTACGAATCTATACGGAACCTTTTTAAGTTTAAGTAACCATGGAACTCTATTAGAGTCTGTGGCACTATTAGCTTCATCTTCGAATATAGTGTCTTGTCCTAAGAAAGGTACTTCGTACCATTTATTTCCTGTTTGATTAGGACCGTCGTATATATCTAAGATACCTACAATGTTAGAATCTTGTAAAGTAAATGTTTTAAACTTATCTGTATTATCAACAGTAAAAGTAGTTTCTTTAATCTCAGATGAAAATGCTTTTACTTTCTTTTTTAGTTTATAAATCTCCGGGTTATCGCTGCCGTCTAAGCTATCGATAGTTACCTCTGTAGGATTATATGAGCTAGAGAAACTAAAATCGACTCTTTGGTCTACTAAAAACTTAGTTTGAGATTTATCAGTAGATGTATAAACTGCGTTTTCAGCAATTACAGCTGCTTGTTCCCAGTTAGGTAGATAGTTAGGAGTACCTGTGGATTCTATTAGTTGAGTTATTTCTAAATCGACTGTAGATATTCCGGTAGTTTTAGGTCTATAGCCCATCATATAAGCTAAAGAATATAAATTTCTGGGATCTTTAGCGTAGTTAAGATAGGTTTCTTGTAGCTGAGTGTCCTGATAGAAAGATAATACGTCCCCGACATAGGCAGCCATCTCCATAAACATCATTCCCGGTGATGTAGGTGAAAAGTCGTTATATGTGTTAGGAAAGTAATTTTTAGCATACTCAACTAATTGAGATCTAAAATCATTAAAATCCTTATTAATGTACTTTATATTTCTTTCTTCTGCCATTATTGTTCGATATTAATTACAACTTCATCTTCTATATTGGTATTTACTATTCTATACCTATAGTGAACTGTAACTAAGTTAGTATCCGGAGAGGAGTTAATTTGAAATTCAACTTGTCTTACTCTAGGAAAATAACTCTTTATTTCTTCTTCAACAGTGTTCTTTATTCTTTCTAATTTCTCTTGAGTAATATTATCGAAAAGTAAAAGCCTTATATCAGACCCAAAATTTACATTTAAATATCTTTCTCCTTTATTAGTAAGAAAATAATTTATTAAATTAGCTTTAATAGCGTCTTTTGTTTGATAGGTAGTATTAAATACAGCAGTACCGCTAAACGGTAAATCTACTCCAACTCCTACAAAAGGAGTTAAATCTAAAGGGTCTATCTGTTGAACATTTATCGCCATTAAAGTCTAGCTGCTTGTTTTTCGTTAGCTCTATCAAAAATAGCTTTCGCTTTACTTAAACCTGGGATAGAGCTTAAGTCTATACCTGGTGCATTACCTGAAGAAACTGTCATTTCGTTTGCTACTCTAGAAGCAAAGTTTGGTTTTTTAACCATGTCTGATGTTCCTCCGAATATGTTTGTTATATCTTCACCGGTCATTGATGCTTGTGTCTGTGATAAAGCCTCTTGTATTTTAGAATTCTTAGTAAATTCTATGTTAGTAGGCTTTGGAGGAGTTTTAAGTCCTATCATCTCAGCTAATTCCTTTTTATTCATTTTAGGTTTAGCTGCAGACCAGTCTGATGTTCCGGGTGCTGGTGCAGGTTTAAATCCTGGGTTGGCATCTGGTTTACTTGCTACTCTTACGGCTTCAGTTAACATTTCTTGTAACTCTTCCTTAACAGCAGCTCTTACTTCTTCTCGTATGATTTTTCTTAATTGATCGAGTTTCATATATATAAATAGTTA